CATGCGTTACGTGTGCCCCACCCGTCTAGAGAGGGTTAACCAGGCGCAGTCCAACAACAATCAGGGCGGCCGGGACGTGGACCGAGCATGCGCCACCTCGCCCGACAACCGGACACCACGGGAGCAGGATCTGGCCGCCGCTGCCGGTTGTTAGCGCAACCCCTGCCTACCGCCCGTGACGGTGCAGTCATGCCCCGCTTACTGCGCGAATATCCTCGTTTGGCTGGACGCCAGCCAATTCCTACTACTACGCTCCCAGTAGCCAACCGGCCCGGACTAGAGGCTGGTTCTAATTTACCGGGGCCGGGGGTGCTATGTCGGGCGATGGCAAGGTATTGCAGGCTGACCTTGATGCGATGGGCAAGGTTGGTCCGCACCTGCGCACCAGCGCCGGGGAGATTCGCAGGCGTATCCCTGCCAGTGATCCGGTGAGCGCCGGTGCCGATCCGGGGTTGGCGGCGTTAGAGGCGTTCTCGAAAGCGATCTCGGATGTGGAGCGCGTCGCCGCTGCCCGGTTGGAGACGATCAGCGATGTCTACGACGAGGCGCATCAGGCGTTTGTGACTGCCGAGCAGCTCTACGCCGCACATCAGCGCCTGCCCAGCATCTATCAGCGGCCCACGCAGGTATAGCGGAGGCGCTAGTGGTGTTGACGCCGCTGGATGAGTTTATGGCCAAAAAGGCCAATGACTACATGGCGCGGGTCGATAGTTGGCGGCCGCGCACGTCGGCGCTGAAAGCCGACTTCGATGACTACAGACGCTGGGCCACCACCCCCGACGGGACGTATTGGTCCGGGCAATTCGCTGGCGCCGCACAAGAGGCCGCCGCCGATGACTGTAAGGGCACCGATAACGCCGACGACACCACCGAGGACATCGCCAAGCTGGCCGCCGCCACCATCCAATACGAAGTGGTTGAGCCCCTGACCGCCGGTCAAGCCCTCATTGAAAGGGTGCTGCTCAAGAAGGATCAGGGTGTCTCGATCGATCAGGGCTACCACTGCGAGTACCACCCGGCTGAGGGTGAGAGTGAGGATTCGATCGCCCGTAACCGCGAGCACGTCGCCGATATCGAGCGTCAGATCAAAGAGTATGTGGCCCGGTGGGAGAAGGGCTGTCAAACCCTCAAGACGCAAACCGATGCGGCCCGCGAGGCGATGCTCTCGCGGATCAACCCGAAAGCCGCGCTGGTCGATGGCCGCAAAATCCTGCTCGACGCCGCCACACCCAAGCCAGGTGATCCGACCGCCACCACCATCGACTACAAAAAGCAGTACCCGAAGGCCACCGATCCGGCCACCACGCAGGCCGCAGCCGCTACAACCGTCGATCCACACGCACCGGTGCTGGGTCCACCCTCACCTGGCGACAAGCCGTTCCAACCCGATCCACGCGCAGGTGGCCTCACCGACAAACTGGGCGTGATGGGCATTACCGAGCCCAAAAGCCCATTGGACAAACCCCCGCCACCACCAGATGCGCGCACCGTGCCCGCACCCAAACTGGACCCCAACACCGCGCAGGGTAAAGCGGCGATCGACAAGTTCCGCAGCATCTTGGCCACGCAGTATCCGCCTGATCAGGTGGAGGCCAAGCTGTCCGAGGCGATCAAGGGCGCCCAGCAGGACCGGCCCATGGTCGCAACACCCGAACCCGGTACGCCTGAGCGTGTTCGGCAATCCGGTGGTGGGGCATTCGGCGAGTCGTGGGATCAAGGTGGCCGCGCCAAGGATGACCTGTTGGGTATCAATGGTGGCGACCACGCGAAAGAGGCGTGGAAGGGTGTCGCTAAGGGGCTATGGGATGTGGTTAACCCTGATCCCGTCCACCAGGTGGAACGCGGGATCGACCAGGCTAAGGGGGCTATCGATGAGGTCAAATCTGGCATCGACAACCCCAAAGCCTTCATCGGCAAACACGGCATCGAAATCGCCGCAGGTATCGCAACCGCACCCGTGGGCGGCGAAGGCGCACTACTGGGCACCGAAGGCCGCGCCCTCACCCACGGACTCGAAGACGCCGCACCAGGACACCCACCCACCCCGCACACCGCCGAACCCCACACTCCAGTCACAGGACACGCACCCACCGAACCACCAAGCGGCACAACACATCCCGCACCAGCCGACCACTCGGCACCCGCAGCGGATCACAATGGCGGTGGAAATCACGGCATTCCCGCCAACATCGAACACGCTGCCGGACTCCCCCGCTCAGCCGACGACATACTCAACGACTCCCGCGCCGCACACCGCCTCGAACGCGACCAACTCGACTGGGACAGAGGCGAACAGAACCTTGCTGACCTCGCAGCCCACCACGGGGTATCCGTAGACGACTTGCCACGAACCCCGCAATACGACATTCACCACCCGACATATACCGATAAAATTGCTGCCGATCACAGCGCAGAGATCGACCGCCATACCCAAATGTGGGAGCACGGCTACAACACCCAAAGCGTCCAACAGGTCCTCGACAACATGGACGCACCGCGTCAGCCCACCACCGACTTGCGCAATGAGCTACGACAAGGTTTGAACGATTACGGCTATGCCGACCTGGTCAATGCGGGACACAGTCCAGCGGATGCAAAACGCCTTGCGGGCGAGTACGCAGAAGCCCAATTCCCCCGAGAACCAGGGCTTATCCCACAGCCAGTCATACACAACCCGGATGGAGCGGGGGGTGGATACACGCGGGCGTACACATATGGCGATTGGCAGGTCAACAACGCGCTGGGTAATCTGACAAAACAGGAAAAGGACGCTCTCAGAGCGTTTCTCGAAACTCAACCGCGAGACGCTATCGTGAACATCAGACTCACAGACGGACGGGGGTGATCAGGTGGCCGATGAACACTTCGAGTGTTTCCTTCAGGATCTGCCGTTCTCGATTCAAGGCCCTGCATGCACAGATGAGCACGTGCGGGCGTACACGGGACTTGTCCCCGACTGCCTTATCTCGTACTGGCGAGAGTTCGGCTTCTCAGGATTCGGCAAAGGGGCTGCATGGCTCGTTGATCCGATCGAGTGGAAGCTGACCACTGAGGAGATAATTCTCGATCGAGTCCGGCACCCTAGGCTAGGCGAGGACGCACAGTTCATTCCCTTCGCCCGAAGCGCATTCGGGAAGGTGTGGTTCTGGACACCCGGCTACGGCATGTCGCTCATCGTTGATATGGCGCGTGGAATCTTGTACCCAAAACCGCAGGCGCGGCATCTATCACCAAGCGGCCTTGAGCTCACAATGCACGCGTTCTTCGGTGCATCCACCTTAGATCGATTCGAGTTCTACGATCGCGATGAGCAACCCATGTTTGAACGGACCCACCAGCACCTCGGCGCACTTCAGTTCGATGAGGTGTACGGATTCGCGCCCGGACTGCTGATGGGAGCGCCCGCGATCGTGGACGCCACTCACTTGTTCCAGATCCACGTACACATGGCATTCCTGCGCACCGCCATCGGGGACAACTGGTACGTCGCGGGCTAACGCTCGCTCAGGAGATAGAGCCGTCCACAATTTTGTAGATACTGTCCCGCTTTACCTCGGCGTCACGTGCCAGCACGGTGGCGCCGACACCCAACGCCTTGGCCTGTTTGACGGCCTCGTAGAACTCGGTGTCGGTCTGCTTGCGCAACACAGCCTGACGTCGGCGGCGGCGGGCTAGCCGACGGACGGAAGCCCGGGCCGCCTCCTGCTCGTCCGACGAGGTATTCATGAGCGCAGTATAACGCGCTATACATATGCGGAGGCAACCGGCTGGTATGGGAAAACGCCCCGGCCCGAAGGCCGGGGCGTCCTCCAGCTATCGCGTGGGCCTAGGGGCGGCGGTCCTCCAGATCCGTCACCCGGTCGTACAGGGCGGTGTGTCTGCGGTTCTGCTCGCGAACGTCGCCGTGTAGGCCGCCAACTTCCTTGCGCAGGTCGGACATCTCCTCGCGGATACCGCGCAGGTCGCGCATGGCATCGGCGAATCTGTCGACCAGATACTCGACGCCGCGGACTGCGCGGTCCACGTCGTCGCGCAGGTTGGTCTCGTGCGAGTTCACTACCTGCTCCTCCACTCCTGCCAACTTCGCCTCGACCGCGTCGACGCTTTTGTTGACGGCGGTCACGTGCTTGCGGCTGGAGAAGTGCGAGGTGATGTACGCGGTGCCCCAGCCGCCGACGGCCGCTATGGTCAGCGCGGCGAGGTCCATCCAGGAATCAGCGCCCACTCCCCCGCTCACTCAGCCGGGCCGCTCGTCGGAGCGATGCTGGGCGTGGTGTTGGTGTTGGCAGCTGCGAGCCCGCCCCCCAACAGGATTGGGATGAGCGCAAGCCATGGCGCGATCTGGTCCTGGGTGAAGATGCCCCACCCGATGAGGAGGGTGGCACCGGTGCCGAGGACGGGGTACACCCAGCGCCGGAAGCCGTCGGCGGTGTTGATGTGCGACAGGGTCGAGTCGAACACCGCAAGCAGCAGTGCTGCAACCAGATTCGCTTTGGTGGCCGTCAGAATCCCCATGGTGACCAGGAAGACGGCCAACCCGGGTATTGCGGTGTGTATGAAGGCGCGGAGATCACTCCACGTCTTAATGCCCAACAGTGAGGTGTCCTTCATGTCAAATCCCTTTCAACAGTTGCATTTACACAGTTGCTGGACAGGCCCGCCGATTAGGCGGGAGTTTGGAGCTGGGCAGCGACGTCGAATTGGAATAGCTGGTCCCAGTTGGACCAGGTGCCCGGGAGTAGGACGAGGGTGCAGCCTTGCGGGGCCACGCGGCGGATGTTGGCGGCGGCGTGGTCGACGGCAGTCATGCCGTCCCACAACGCATATGCCGGGTCCCCGTACTTTCCGTGCGCGTTGGTGGCGATGAACTTGATGGCGTCGAACAGTAGGTACACCAGGTCTGGTAGCAGGGACAGCAGCTGCACGGGGTTGAGCAGCTGGCCGATGGTCCCTGCCGGGCCGGTCGTCATGAGTCCGGCGAGGCCGGACAGCGCGCCGTGCAGGGGGTCGTCACTTGGGGCGAGGCCGAGTAGTTCCTGGAATGCCTGTTGTGGGAACTTTGTGAACAGGTAGATGGCGAAGTCCAGGGTCAGCTCGGCGCGGGTGAGGACCTGGTACAGCAGGAACAGCAGGCCGCGGGCGCGCGGGTACCAGTCGCCGTCGATGGAGTACGACCAGTAGCGGTCCCGTACCCATTGTGGTTGCGGCAGTTTGGAGATGCCCTCGCCCGGGTCGTTTCCGAGCAGGCTTCCCTCGGCGGGCATGGATGGGTCACCGAAGGTGGTGACGCCGAGCACGAACTGGCGCCACTCCGGCGGCAGCGCAGTGAGGCACTTCTGCACTGAGACGCCGCCCATGGAGTAGCCGAGGAGCCAGATGTTGGTGCCCGCCATGGGCCGGTACAGGCGCATGAACTCGTCACGGAACTGGTCAGTCGCCTTGTTGAAGCTGTGCGCGTCGGGTGGGTTGAGGAAGGCCCGCGAGTCCGCCCAGACTCCCTGGATCGGGTACTTGGACCCGTACACCGGCGCGACGTAGGCGCCGATGGCCTTTCGCACCGCCAGGTTCGCGACGCCGTCGTCGCGGAGGGGCGTGGTGATACCCAGGCGGCGCAACCGCTCCACTTCGACAGGGTCGTTGTTCATGAAGCGGGTGATGTCCTGCACGGCCGCCGCGGTGCAGTCCGTGTAGCGGTCGTCCAGCACCACGCCGTGCTCCGCTGCGTGGCTGTTCTTCGGGTAGGCGTGCAGTAGCCGTCGCTCGATGTTGGTTACCTCTGGACTGACATCGCCGGGGCCGTACCCGATCCATTTGCCGTCGGGGCCGTTCACGGCTTTGCCCCGAGCTTGAACCCGGTCTTACCTGCGTCTGTCGACCCGGTGAGGTGGTCGCGAATCTCAGCGACTGCCTCGATGAGCGTCTGCCATCCCAACATCTCCCAGCGTCCGTTGATCTGCTGGAAGGTCTGCTTGTCGAAGTCCGCGGGTATCGCGGTTGGCGACGGGTCCGGTGGCTGGACCACGGGTGCCTCGCCTGGGAACTGGTATCCGGCCATGTCCTTGGCGACCTCGCCGCGGAACCAGCCCATGTCTATGTTGCCCGGGTCCCACTTCACGTTGGGCGCCGCGGTCGCATACTCCTTGTGGCCGATGACGCGGTCGGCGCCGTAGCCGAGCTTGGTGAGGACCGCGGCGGTGGCGTCGCGCATGGTGATGATCTGGGCGTCCGGCCACCGCTGTCCTTTGTCAAAGCTGCCGTCCGGCTGGATGGTCGGCCACGCGCATTCGAAGCCGATGAGCCGCTGGTTGCCGGTGTTGGCGGCGATGCCCGGATACTTGCCGATCCCGGCGTGATTGCAGGGGCCGACTGCGATGAGATGGCACTTGCCGTCTGGGGTGATGAGGCACTGCGACAGTGGCCCGGCGAGGTCGGAGCGTCCGTCGCGTATGCCTGCGACGGTCTCCCGGTCGTTGCCGGTGTGGTGGATCATCACGCCCCAGATGTCGCCCATCTGGCCGCCAGTGCCGCGGTCTTTCCAGCCTGCCTCTACGACCAGTCGGTCGCCGAGTGCTGCGCGCAGTACGTCTTCCAGCCAGACAGGGTCTCCTGTGTAGCCCACGTTGTCTCCTTCGGGTGGTGTGGTTGCGAGGGCGCGGCGCACGACGTCCCGCGCCTCGTCCCAGTGCTGCGCGTAGCGGTCGGGGTATGCCGATCCCTGGACGCGCTGGGCGAATTGCCCTGCCAGTGCCGGGTTTCCGGCTGCGGTGTGGTAATCGCCGGAGAGTCGACTAAAGAAAAGGTCGGCGGACTGGGCCAGTGTCATGCGTTGTGCGGGTGTGCCCCACCATGGGGGACGCTGTTGGAAGTAGCCGGATGAGTCCGCGTCATCGGATTCCGAGTCGTGTGGGAAGTTGAGCGTTTCTGAGTCTGATTGATTTGCGGGGCACCACCATTGGCGGTTTCCGTCGTCGTCGTCAGCTCCGACTTCGACGGCTACGGTCATGCAGGCAATGACGGTGGCAAGCTCGTCTAAGCCGCGTTGTAGTGCGACGGCATGTATTTCACGTGCTACTTGTTCTCGGGTGCGCAGTGGGTGGTCTGCGAGCCAGGTGAAGGACATGTCAGTAGCTCGCTTTTATGTCGTGCTTGGCCTCGCATACGAACAGGGCGACGCCGAGTCCGATGCCGACTAGAGCGCCGGTCGCTATCCCGGCCAAAATGGCGAAGGTGTGAGAATGAGTCAACTGGCTTAACATGTTGTGCTCCAATGTTTTAAGGGAGACGCCAGAGAACGAGGGCGCTGAATAGGACAGCCCGGCGGTGGGGCCACTTGGCTGTGGTGCCGCCGTTGATGGTGTGGTCGACGACGGGGTGTCCGCAGATCGGACACCGGTCCTCGACGTGGCCTTCGTTGAAGGCGGGGAGGTCCGTTCCGTACTCGTCGCAGAGGGCGAGCATTTCCCGTATCACAGTCCAGCGCGCCGTATTTCGTTGGTGACGAATAGGTCGCCGTTCTTGATGGGCCGAACATCGACTACCGTTCGAATGTCGAATACCAGAGGGTGCTCGGGTTGGGACATTCCCACCGGTGCGCCACCTATCGGCTCCATCCAGTACGTGAAGAACGGGTAGCGTCCCGCGGGGGCGTGGACGACTGCCGAGCCCTCGATAGTGCTGTTAGGGGTTGGCTGCCAGTTGATCTGGCCGCGTCGATACTCCGGGTGCAGGGGTTCGCGGCCGTCTTCACCCGCCAGCCCGATGTAGACGGGCCACACAATGACTTGGAGTATTCCGTCGGCCTTGGCCGGGGCGGTCACGCGATACCCAACGAAGGGGTGAGAACCACGTTGCCCGGGGTGGAAAAGATGGCTTGGGTGACGGCGCAGTTGTCGATCATGTTGGCGGCGCCGACGGCCGCCGCAGACGCCAGGATTGCGTGGGTAACGGTGGATGCCGGGACGGCGATGCTGACCGCGGAGCCGGTTACGTTCCCACCTGAGCCGGATGTCCAAGTGGTTTGGGCGCGGGCGTACCCGCCGCCGGTCGACTCGTTGGAGGGCGTCTGTGAGGTTCCGGGTGCGCCGGTCGCGCACCCAAACCAGTTGCCTAGAGCCTTCCAGGCGTCGGCCAGGGATTGTCGCGTCTGGGGTACTTGAATTGCCATAGGGCCTCCTATTGCCTTGCGTAGAAGTGGGCTTCGCCGCGGGCACCCGCGTTGCCGTTGCTGAATGCGCCGCCGCCCTTGCCACCCGAGCCGGGGGCCACGCCGTCGCCGGTGCCGCCGGTGTAGGTCTGGCCGTTGAGGGAGACGTCGCGGTTGGAGTTGGCGTTGCCGCCGCCGACGGGGTCGCCGGACTGTGTGCCTATGCCGCCTCGGCCGGTTGCGCCAGGTGCGGTGACGAGGGTGGAGCCGTTGACGATGCCGGTTGTGGGACCGCCGTTGCCGCCGTTACCGCCCCCGGTTCCTGCTGTGCCGCCGACACCGATGGAGCCGGTGATTTGTGTTGCCGTCCATGGGAAATGGACGCCGCGTTCCCAAGTTCCGTACACCCATTGGCCGCCGTCGCCGCCCTGTGCGGGGGTGAAGGAGAATTGGGCGCCGCCACCGCCGCCTCCACCGGGCAGGTACGCGTAGTCGATGTAGCGGCACCAGTACGGGATGTTGTAGGTGTAGGACCCGGTGGCCGTGATGTCGGTGCGTACCGGGGACATCGCCGGGAACGCCGCCCCGCACTGGAGGCTGCCGGTTGCGGCGAATGCCGCACCTAGTTGGTACTTCTGGGCTACCTGGACGGCCAGTGTGCCTGCACCGGCAAGGGCCGCGCCCAGCGCGTACGCCTGGGCCACCTGCGCCGCCAGCGTGCCCGCGCCGCCAAAGGCTGCGGGCCGGGTGAACTGTTGGAGCAGTTGCGCCGACAGTGTGCCTGCACCGGCAAGTTGGGCTAGACGGTCCAGGCGGACTCGCGCATCTACCGACATGTTGCCGGTACCGGCCATGGCCGCTGCGCGCTGGTACAGCTGCCGGACATCGGCGGCTAGTGCGCCAGCTCCCCTGAATTCCGCTGCCCGGTCGTATATCTGGGATACCGCGGCGGCGAGCGTGCCTGCACCCGCCATGTCGGCACCGACGGTGTACACCTGTGCGACCTCGGCGGCCATGGTGCCCTCAGCGTGCAGGGCCACGGTCCGATCTGGTATCCAGAACCAGCCCGTGACCGCCTCTGGTGGTTCAGACGGTGGGGGTTCTTTCCACCAACCCAGCTGCGGCTCCGTAGTTTCCGGTTGCGGGTTGGTGGTCCAACTCATCTACGGACCGGCGAATCCGATGCAGGAGACCATCTGACCGTCTGCGTCGTTGGTGCCGGTGATCTGAATCCAGGACGGGTTGAGCTTCCCGTCTGGGTCCAGGCCGCCGCGCTCGGCGGTGAAGGTGATGCCGGGTAGTTCGGGCATGGTGAACGTGGTCATCGCTGATGCCTCTCTCGGGTCGTTATGCGATACGGCGGCCATCGAATGTGGCGATGCCGGACAGGGCTGTGATGCTTCGTGACACAACGGTTTCCGAGCCGGTCGAGCCGTTGGACCGTACGTCGTAGTCGACCGCGATAAATCCCGGCTGCACCACATCTCCCGCCACCAGCGGGATCTCGAAAGGGCAACCTGAGGGAATGGCCCCGGTGATGCGGGTGCCGTTCTTGTACACCACCCAATAGGGCACAGACGTGCCCTTGGCGGTGACCGATCGGTACGTCGTGCTGATGCGGTACAAGCCGGTGGTGGCGATCTCGATACGTGCCGTTCCTAAGTCGTCGAGAGTGACGTCGGTGGTGTAGTCGTTGAATGTGAAGAACCCCGACGGGAACGCCCCGGAAGAATAGGGGCCATAGGTGACGTCGGCGGTGCTGTCGCGTCTGATGCTCCATGAATTCGACATCGAGAATCCCGCTCCCGCTGAGGTGTAGTCGGACATCGCGAACGCGGCGATGCGGTAGGAGTCGTAGGTGAAAAACGGGCTTGCCCGCTGCACGCTGAACATCGAATACCGGTACGCGGCACCGATGTTGATCGTGTTGCCCGCGTCGGTGGCGGAGAGGATTTGGCGGCCGTTGACGCGCACGAAGTAGTTGGTGCCTGAGCAGCGGATCTCGATGCGCGCGCCCTGCTTGACCGCTGAGAGCCCGGTTTGCAGTGTCAGCGGCGTGTTGAACGACCAGCTGCTACCTGAGCGGGTGAACTTGCCGATACGGATCTCGCCCTCTTTGGCGAGGCAATAGGCGCCCTGTGTGCGGCCCGAGTCGCATCGGATGTAGACGCCCGAGTAGTAGTTGCCGTTCTGGGTGTCGCCCAGCACAAAAGAGGCTGATTGGCCGTCGGTGGCGTAGGTGTAGTTGGGGCTGGCGAAGAAGTACCCGTCAGGGTTGCCGTTCTTGACCCCCGCATAACCGGAGTCCCCGCGGATGGTGATGTCGCCAGCGGTCGGCCCGGTGGTCCAATCAGTCGAATTCAGGGCGGAGCCGTCAGCGCCGGAGAACACGAAGCTGTAGCTGTTGCCGCCACCGGTGTTCTGCTCGGTCTCCTGTTCCTGCAACGTGGTCTGGGCCGCGATAGCGCTTTTGAGCGCGTCCTGCGACAGGCCGAGGAGGGACAGTAGGGAGTCCTTGGCCTGGTTGATCTGATCGGCGATGGTTCCCGTTGTGCCGGTGGTTGTTCCGTCGGCGCCCGTCTTGACCCCGGTAAGCATGTTGCCGAGGTTGCTGACCAGATCGTTGACCCGGCTCATGTCGAAATTGCCTACGACGTCGCCTGCGTTCAGTGTTCCGCCGCTGGTGAGCTTCTGAGTCTTGTTGTTACTCAGCCCGAACCAGTCCTTGACGGCCTGGATGGTCGAGTTGATAGGTGTGACGACAAGCCCTGCGAAGATGTCCCGTATCTGGTTCAGCTGGGCGTTGAGGTCGGGTAGGTCCGTGACCTTGGTCTGCGGGAGGAGTGGAATGTTGCCCAGGCCGAGCAAGCCCAGGATCTCTGCGGCATCGATCTTGCCGTCGGCGGTGATGGCCGTGAGGCGGTTTTGGACGTCGCCGATTTCGGCGTTGACCTGTCCGGCGACGGTGTCGAAGAACTCCTTGAAGCGGTCCAGGCCGACCTTGTGTGCCAGCTCCTCTAGGGCGTTGCCTATGTCGGTGCCGAACTGCTCTAGCTGGGTGACGAGGTCCTGCACGTAATCCTGCGGGAGCTTGCCGGTCTTCCAGGTATCGGCGTCGTCGAACCACACGGTGCCCGCGGTGACGTCACCTGTAACCAGCAGCGTGGTGCGGATCTCGTCGACTCCGGTGTCGGGCACGGTGTAGGTCCCGTGTAGTTCCACCCATCCGCTGCTGTCGGCGGCCGACGGCTGGTGTTGTGCAACGACTGTGGATGCGACAGGGTTACCGGCGAGGTATGAGGTGATGACCAGCCGGATGGGGTTGGTGCCAGCAGCTGCCGCGAGTCCCTGCCAGCGGGTGAACGCCTCCAGCTCCAGGTGCTGCTTCTTGGCCACCGGTATGGCGTTGGAGTGCAGGTACTTTGCGGTGCCCGACATGATCGCCTTGACCGATCCCAATGGGCTGGTGCGGCCAACGGTGCCGTCCCACAGCCAGTCTGGGTTGTCCACAACCGCGGCGTCGGTGTCGAAGCCGCCGTTGAGGAGCAGATTCGGGAACCATTCGCCGATCTGCGACAGGGGGATAAGCGGCAGCAGTCCGGGCTTGATCCATGACAGGACGTTGGCGATGCCCTTTTTCAGCTCGTCGAGCCACTCGATGATTTCGGGGATGGGGTTGGTGGCGATTCCCAGCAGCGAGTCGATGAGCCGCTGGAGTTCCTTCTGGATCATCACCGGGAGCTGCTTGAGGACGTCGCCGAGGTTGGTGATCGTCTTCTTGAGGGCCGGGTCCTGGGCTAGTTGGTTGGTCGGGTCGTATTCCGTCTTGAAGTTCTGCGGGACCAGATCGACTGACCGAGGCATTAGACCGGCATGACCTCGACGTACAGCTGGGCGTTGGCCTTGTCGAACAGGTAGGCACCGGCCAGACCGTCGTTGTAGAGGTTGACGTAGACGGTGCCCTGGTTGCCGGTGTGGTTGGCGGGCACCAGGGCGTAGGTGTTGTCCGGCGTGATGGCCATGGTGGGGTCCGACGGCGTCGACGCGTGCGGAGACATGTGCGCCCACTGGGAGGTGTTACCGAAGCCGCGGGCGATGAGTTGGCCGGAGGTGGGGTGTCCCAGCCGCACCTCGCAGCCGATGATGAGCGGGTCCTGATCTAGCTCCACACCGGTCGCCTTGATCTTCCCGAAGACAATCGGCTTCCACGGGAATGGTTGCGCGGGAATGGCAAACGACCCGATGGGTGCACGGGTGGAGAAGCCCTGGAAGTTGGTGAAGGCAGCTTCGGGCACCGTGAACGGCCTGGGCAGGATCGACCCAATGGACATGGGCCGCCACTTGCCGGACGCCCCGATGTTCTCGTCGAAGCCCAGAACCTGGAGGTGTTGTGGCGGGGTGGACATATCGACGTCCGGGGCCTGCCCGAGGCTGGCGGCGGGACCTTGCGGGCCGCGCGGGACCTTCAAGTACAGGCGGCACGAAGGCGCGTATGGGGAGCCGGTCTGGTGCACGTAGGAGTCTTGGGCGCCCTCCGGCGGGAGAAGCTCAACGCTCCAGCTGATCTGGGGCACCGGCCCTGGGGGGCCTTCCGATCCCATCATGAGGATTCGGTATTCGGTGCCGAACCAGATGTAGGCGCGAGACCCGATGAGGTTGGTGACGCCCTCCTGCTCGGTGGTCACCACCACTGAGGGGCTGGTGCCACCGGTGGGCGTGCCGTTCATCTGTGGCTGCCCGATACCGGCCTTGGAACCGGCGAAGGTCACCGTGTATGGACCGCCGGGGTTGCCGACGACCTCGACGTCGCCGGTGGACACGTTGGGTAGGGCAACGAGCGCGTCCTCGAATGCCTGGGCGGTGGCGTTACCGGCAATGGATGCGGTCGGCTGGCCGTCGTACGCGATGGTGAAGGAGGTGGGGGCGCCGTTCAGTGTCACCGTCTGGACCTCGTTGACGGTGGCGTAGTGGTTCATGATCCAGTACTTGCCGATGTCCTCCTCGATGTCCTGGAGGTTGGTCGGCAGGTCCTCGGGGTCGTCGATCATCGACTTCTGGAGGCGCAGCGCGAAGGCGTTGGTACCGGCCGGACCCTGTGGCCCCATGAGCGCTGGCACTACCAAAGTTGCCTGGTCGCCTTGGATTTCCATGGTGACCGCGTACTGATCCGGTGTCGCCCCATCGGACACCACGGCGTAGATGTGGGTGTTCGTCAGCAGGGACTTGAGGTACACCATCAGGCCGATGGGTGGTACCGGTGAAGTCATCTAGTCCTCCTTGGGACGGGGTGCGTCGGTGTAGCGGACCTCTGGTTTCGTGTGCCACTCGGCGGTCAAGACCGGCCCCTCGCCGTCGCGGCGTGCCGCGAGGCCGCGGACGTCGGGTGGGCGGAGTCGGTCGTCGCTGTAATCGCCTGGCTGTAGGTCTCTTTCGGCATCGTCGGGGGCGTTGACGTCCACCCATGCGCACGCGTTCTCGTAGATGCCTGGGCCGTGCATGCGCCGCTTCTTGATGTGGGCGGCGGCGGTGCGGCGGAATCCGTACAGCACTGCGGTCCAGGCGATTGCGAGGATGGTGGCGGACATGTGGTTGAGGTCGTGGACGCGCCCGTTCTGATCGACTGGGTACTCCATGACCTCCAGCAGCTCCAGGTATGCGCGCTGTATCTCACGCATTTCTGCGACCTTCGCCGCCTGCTCGATGTCCAGTCCGGCGTCGAGTCCGACCTGCATATCTGGTGTGAGGTCGCCATTTTCGGCGTCGTCAGCTGCCGCGCAGACGGCAAGGTCGCGGGGCGAAAGCGTCGCAGTGTCGGCCGCCGTTGGGGGCACCTGGTCTGCCGGTACGCGGTGTGCCTTGCCTGGCCGGTCGGCGGCCATCAGAAGATGGTCCCTTCGCCGAGGAATTGGGACAGCGTTGTCCAAACGGCCTGCAATGCACGAAGACCCCGCGCTGCGGGGTCTTCCTTGTCGCTGTCATCGCCGATGGCCAGTTGCACTGTGACTGGCTCACTTCGGGACCATGTCCGCTTTATCGCAGTGATCTGGTCGACGAAGATGATGCCGCCCTGCTCGAACCCGGCCCGGTCGCCCAGGCCGATGTCGATGTCTATGGCGTGTGGTCGGCCGTTGACGACCTTGACCGTAAAGCCCTGCCAGGCACGGGTTTTGTAGTGGCCGACGCGCATGGTGACGACACCGGACAGGGTGTAGGCGGTGCCGCCGCCCTTCTCGAAATGCTCCTGCCAGGCCATGTCGCCGGTCCAGAGCGCGCGGCGCGGATCAGTGAAGCGCATCCACGCCAGCAAAGTGTTGTCCAGCTGGCCTTGGTAGAGGTTGTCCAGACCTTCGGTGCCCGGCTGCTGGTAGGCACCTATTGCATAGTTGATTACCTGCGCCAGCTGCGACAGCGCGTATCTGATAGCAAATGTCTGGGCTTGGTTGACAATCTGCGGGCTGCGGGAGCCCGTCATCACCGTCTTGACTGGACCCTTGTGTTGTCGGCGTTCCGATTCGATGATTCCGCTGAATTGGCCGTCGTACCAGATGGTTTTAGGCTTCTCGGGTGCGACGCCGAGCAGCTTTCGGAACACCGGATCGGTCTCGCCGTCACCGTCCTCATCGAGGTTGATGAGGGTTTCGGTGATCATGTCGTCCAACGTGGCGCCGATGAGGTTGATGACGCCGTCGGCCGCTGTTCCGGTTGGGCCGGTCACGCCCGACTTGTCTTCGATGGCGAAGACGATGCAGTTGCGGTGCGGCCTGGTGGCGTCGTTGACCGCGTCCTCAGCGACGGTGCCGCGCACCAGGTCTACGAGTTCGGTATGCGGAGAGTCCTTGTCTTCCTTGAGCCAGGTGTAGGCGCGGAAGTCGCAGCCAGCGTCCTTCAACATGTCGTTCATCGCCGAGTGCCAGTCGGTCCATGCCGCGCCGATGACGGAGAGGCGGGACTGATCGAGGATGGGGTTGACGAATGCGACTTGCAGTGGCCAGGACAGCGGGTCGAGTCCGCTGATGCCGCCGTTGAGCCAGCCGAACGGGTTGAAGACGTTGGTCGGGATGGACAGGAGCGGGAAGAACAGGCGCGCCAGGTTGATGAACATGGACGCGGACAAGATGGTGCGTGTATTGCCTGGTAGAACCCACATTTTCGGCAGCTGAACCTCGGGAGGAAACACGGGGTTAGCGGCAAAGAGCAGGTTCTTTGCGTGCTGCCGGTTACTGATCGCCTCCAGTTCCAGCGTGTGGACGCCGGACGAGTCGCGCTTGGCGTTGATGCCGGTGACCTTCCCGCCCCACCGGGTCCGCCAGGTTGGCTGTGTGGGGATGGGGTCGACGACGAGGTGCAGGTCCTCGTGGATCTTCGTCTGCTGGAGGATGAAGTCGGTGAGCCAGTTGTCGTACCGCAGTACTACATTCGCCTGACCAGAGTCCGAGTTCATCTCTTCGACCGACGCCAGCCGCTCGCCCGCGATCTGGGCGATGGGGTCCATGTTCTTGTCGAAGAGGCGCAGCATGGGGCGCTGGCGTGCCGCACCTTCAATGGCGTCACGTCGGCCGCGCAGGTACTTGTAGGCCGACATGGGGTCTGTGGCCGGGTCCGGCTTGGTCGGCCGGTTCATCGTGTCTACGAGGGCGTCGTTGAGCCAGCGCGTGAACTCCAGTGGCGCTGTGGTCAATCCGTGCTGTACGCCATCTAGGAGTGCGCTAGTCACCTACCGAGACCTCTTATAGCGTTGCGGCAGTATCGCGGTGATCTTGGCATTGGGGTTGCTGTGCTTGACCCGGATCTGCGCGACGTGCCTGGATGGGACTGATGCTTGGAACCGCTTGTCGAATCGCTTCCACACCGGCTCACCGGTGGCTGCCAGGTCGTGCAGTAGGAAGTCCAATATCTTTGAGCGCCTGGCGATCTGGTAGAAGATGTTGTCGACCGGGTCGTTGGATGCGGTGAGTGTCCGCTCCTTGGGGTCGGTGTCGACGAGGACGTATCCGTCGGATGGGGCGATCAGGGGTAGCTCGACCATGCGTCCGCTGTCGCCGTCCTCAACCCAGCACCGCCCGGGCGGGACTATGAATTGGGTGTAGGACTCCAGGTCGCCACGGTTGGGCAAGACGATGATGCCTTCGCCGTCGCCACCGAATTGTGCTGCGGTGGCGGGGTTGTTCTGCCACGTCGCCCAGATGGACGGCTTGCTGTAGTAGGGCTTCTGGGCCAGCCACTTCATCGGCCACTTGGCGAAGTTGTTGCCGAAGGCTACGGGGTCGCGCTTCTGGCTGCCGCCTACGGTCTGGGCGGGCCGGACCCTGATCCATCGCCAGCCGGAGAAGCGGGTATAGATGCCGAGCCATCCGTCACGGTTCTCGTCTTGGCCTCGGAACCAGCGGTCCTCAGCCATCCGGTACTGGAAGTTGTTGAACGGCACTCCCTTACCGCCGATGGAGACCGTGAAGTTGATTTCTCGTTTGAGGATGTTGGCGCGTTCGACGGTTGCCCCAAGCTCATAGGCGCCCTCGGTTAGCAGTAGCTCAAACGGCCAGTGGTGCTCGCCCTCAATGTCTTCGGACAGCTGCACGCCCTGACGTCCGGCGTTGATACCGCCGTACATGTCGGTGAAGTCGCCATCGGGCGAGATGTGGACTATCCGGGTGTCGAGCCCCTGGAGGGCCTTCGGCAGCTTGTCCCATTGGTCGTAGGCGGGGATCTCGGACTGCCGGATGAACCTCACGGCTTAGGCAGTCCCGTCATCCGGGTGTTCATCCGGTCGGGCGGCTTCACCAGGCCTCCTGGGTCGTTGATGGTGACGGGGCCGTAGAACGCGGCGCCGGTGGCGCTGCTGTTGTTGCTGTTCTGGTTGGTCGTGTAGTTGTTCCCGCCGGGGTTCTGGCTGTTGGGCAGGAAGTCGCCGACCTGAGGGAGCGCCGCCTGGAGTGCGTCACCGACTACGCCCATGCCGCCGTCGCCGAAGTCGAACTCTCCAAGACCCCCGTTGCCGGGTCCGGGGGCGCCGCCCGGGCCATGGCGGTTGTTGCGCATGGCCTGGGTACCCAAGGGGTTCTGCTGCTGTTGCTGCGGGCCGCCGAATGCGTTCTTGAGCATTCCACCGATGGCGTTGGCGCCTCCGGTGAACAGCTTGAAGATTCCCCACTCCATGGGGTTGGAGAAGACGGAGCCGTCCAGGCCGAGCATCTCCATGGCGCCGGACATCATGTCCTTGGCGAAGCTCTTGCCGTCGGGGCCGCTGCCCGGTTGCTGGCCGTTGCGTCCACCGCGGCCCCGGGCGTCGGCGTCGTTGACCTGTTCCTGCTTGGTAGACAGGTCGTCCAGCGCGTCCTTGTGCTCGCGCTGCGCCCGGGATAGCCGTTCCTCGGCGGCTGCCTGCTCGGACGGCTTGACGTTCTTCTTGCCCTGGAGTTCGTCGAGCTTCCGTTGTGCCTGTTCGATGTCGAACTGCTTGTCCTGGACCTTCTGCTCTGCGTCACGCAGTTGACGTCGCTGGGCCGGGGATGCACCTCCCCCGCCGCTTCCGGAGCCGTACATGCTGTAGCCGCCGCCAGCTGCGCCGCTGGGCCAGCCGTCGGGGTACATGGCGTTCATGGGGATGTACGCCTGGTTGGTGAATTGGGGGTCGTCGGCGCCTGCGGCGCCCGCGCCGACGGTGAACTTGCCTACGCTGCCGCCGGATTCAGCGTTGCGGCCATCGGGCAGCGTGACGGCCATGTGGCCGCCGCCGGGGCCGCCGTTCTTCCATCCGACGCGCAGGGTGCCTGCTGGTCCGCGGCCCATGATGGCGCCTCGGGCGGCGAGCCAATCGGCTGCATTACCGGTGGCCATCCGCTCGCCGTACAGGGGCTGCCCGACGGCGGCGTTGACAAGGACGGATGCGGCCCCGGAACAGTCGGTACCGGATGGGCCGTGGCCGCCGCGGACGTAGGGCGCACCCGCCATGTCGTTGGCTGCGTCCTCTATCGAGATGGGACCTCCGCCCGCGTATCCGGGTATACCGGTGAGGATTCGCAGGAAGTTGGCGGACGGTACCCAGCCGCGGTTCATGGCGTTGATGAGCGGCATGTTGTCGCGTGTGGACTGCGCAGTGTTGATCGACTCTCGGTTGGATACCTTGATGAATCCACCTGCGCCACCGCCTATTACACGGGCGAGGATGGAGTCACTGGTGCCCGTCCCGGGGCCACTGATGACGCCGCGGCCGTCGACATGTCCACCGGAGGCGCGGCCTGGTACCTGCCCGGCGAGGGTGGCTGCACTGAATACGCCTTGCAATCCGGGCGGCAAGATCGCACCGAGCGAGTTGGCCAGTTTGAGATCTATAGGAAGGGTGGCGGTCGTGTTGTTGACCTTGTACACCAGGTCGTTGAAACGCTTCTGCGCCTCATCGGTTGCCGCGGTGACCTTTACGATTCCGCCGGGCAGCTGCGTGACGGTGTACCCAAGTTCTTCGAGCTTCTTCTTCGTCTCGTCGTACTTCGCCGGGTCGACCTTGAGATCAATGGACTTGTTGTTGGGTACCGACACGATGGCCGCGCCCAGGTCCTTGAACCGGGCGGCGCCTTCCTCGGTCGGCTTCCACAAGCCGTACTGGGCTTGTGCCATGTCCCGCAACGACTGTGCACCCTTGTCCGTCTCACGCCGCTGCTCGTTGACGTTCTGAGTCAGCGTGATAAGCGACTCATTCGCGTCGGGCATTGCGTCGATGATCTGTTGCAGTCCAACGAGGTTTTGGTCACCGGGGTTGGCTGTGCGGTACTTTGCGATCTTCTCGTTGACGGTGTCCCAGCCGTTGCCCTCCTTGAGGAGTGCGTTGTACAGCTCGTCGGATGACACCCCCATGGCCTGGTACTGCTGCTGGATGACCTTCCAGTCCAGCTTGGTGCCGCCTGACCCGGTGATGGAGACCTTGTCCAGGCCCTCCCGGACGCCCTTGTCTAGTGCCAGCTTCTTGATGATGTCGTACGCCTGCGCGTTGCCCGTTCCAGTTGCAGCGTCTACCAACATGTTTGGGTCGATGCCTAGGCCCTTGGCGCGCCCGATGTCGGTCGTCTTGTAAGGGTCTTCCTTACCGAACCGCTCGGCGGCCTTCCTGCGGGTTTCGTCGGTAACGCGACCGGTGTCCTGGTCCAGGGTGGCCCGCAATTCCTCTTCGGCCTGCTTCTGCTCCTGCGCCTTCTGCGCGGCCTTCTGGTGGGCGTCGGCGATCATGCCCATAGCAATGCCGACACCTGCTGCGGCGACGCCCCACGGACCACCGAGCATGGACAGCACCCCGGACCCAGCGAGCTTCATGCCGGTCATGGCCGCCCCGGCGGTTCCGGCTGTGCGGGAGAAGAACAGGGACCGGTCGGCCGCCTGGTTGTAGCTGTCCCGCATCTGCGTGGCCCAGCCCCTTTGCGCGCGTGTTGATTCGCCAGCAGCGCGTGTCGTGTTCTCCATGGCCTGCTGCGCCTGCGCGGCGGGGGTGCGCCACCCGGCGAAGGCGGTGCCCCACGCCTGGGTGGCCTTGGCCGCAACCTGTAGAGCGGGAGCGGTCAGCTTGGACTTGAGGTACAGCGCCGTGAGGACAGCTACGAGACCGGTGGTGAGCCACTGGTTGTTGCCCAGGATGTCGGCCACCAGTTTCAGCGGCGGCTCCAACGCCTGCATGGCGAAACCTAGTGCACGCCAACCTGCTACAGCAGTTGCTCCGGCGCCCATTGCGATGGCCTTGGACGCCGCAGCGAGAGAGGGGGCCAGGTCCTTGGCGGCGCTGGAGATGTCGCGCCAGCCCTGCCGGATCTGGTCGACCGCAGTACCGCTGCCGCCACCGCCGGTGCGGAGGTCACGCATAGCGTCGGCTGCCTTGTCGAGCCAGCCAGTCATCCCCCGACCTGCCGACTGCAACGACGGCGAAACCAGGTCGTAAAGGGCCAGCTTCGCACTCTCTGCGGTGTTCTTGAGTCCCTCGACGACGCCGGGTAGTCCCTGCATCTGGGCGGCGGCCATCTCGCTGGCGCCACCGGCTCGGCCGACAGCCCGGAACATCTCGTCGAACATCTGGACTCCGCCACCGGCTGCGACCATGGCGGCGCGCATGGCGTCCGAGCCGAACAGGATGTTGGTGTCGGCCTGGAACTCCTCTTCGGTCATCCGCTTTGACGCTGCGGCAACCTGTTCCAGCATGGAGCGGTAGCCGACAAACTTGCCGGTGGTGTCGTACAGGGTCAGTCCCAGGCTTTCGATGGCGCCCTGTGCGGGGTTGCCCTGGTCAGTGATGGCCTGGAGTGAGGTCTTGATGAGAGTGCCTGCATCGGAACCGCGGATACCGGCGTTGGCCAGGAGCCCGAGAGCGGTGATGGTGTCCTGGGCGGTCAACCCGAAGCCGTGGGCGACGGCACCGGCCTGTTGGAGGCCGAGGGCGAAGTCGCCGATGTCGCCGGTGGATGCGTTGGCGACGTTCGCCAACATGTCGGCCATATTGGCTGCCTGGTTGGCGTCCATTCCGAAGGCATGCAGGGCGTTGGCCTGAATCTTGGCTGCCTCTGCTGCGGATACCTGTGCGGCGGTTGCCAATTGCAGCGTGCCCCGGGCCGCTGACATGGACTGGTCGACGTCGAATCCGCCCTTGGCGAGTTCGGTCATCGCCTGGGCTGCGTCGGAGGCCGATACTCCGGCGAGCTGGGTGTCGGCGCCCAGCTCGCGGGCGCGCCGAGATACGGCGGCTATCTGTTCAGGTAGGGCGCGAGTGACGCCCTGCATGGTGTTGAGGGCAGAGTCGAACGAAAGGCCGGTGTCGACAACACTTTTGACGGCGGCAATGAAGCCGCCGCCTGCGGCCAGTGCTGCGCCGGTGTTGAGGGCGCGCTGGAAGCCCTGCGCGAAGCGGGCGCCGGAGTCCGAACCGTACGCCTCGGCCCGCATGATCAGCCCGGCGCCGAACGGCATCTTGACCTGGCCGGACGCCTGCGACTGCGACTTCTGCGCACGCTCCAGGTCCCGGGTGGCGCGGGTCAGGTTCTGTGTCGACAGCTCCTGCGCGCGCCGCGCCCGCGCCACTCCCTCCTCAGCAGTAGCCCGCTGAGTGGCCGTGGCCCTGCCCTTCTCGTTGAGTTCGTTGAGTCGTGTCTGGGCGACGGTGAGGCGGCCGGTGGCGTCCGCGTCTGCCTTCTTCGCAGTCGCCAGAGCCTTCTCGGCGCGTTCGACCTGGCGAAGTGCGTCGACGGCCGACTTACCGCTGGCGGCCAGGTTGCGGGCCATGTCGGCGCCCATGGTCCGGGTGGCACGCCCGAAGCGGCGTTCAGCGTCGCGGCCGATGCGTTCGACGCCCGCGGCAAGGCCGGACGCCTCGGGCATGAGTGGCACCCATACTTGTGCCAGTTCAACGGCGGCGACTGCTGGACTCAACCGGTTACTCCTTTCTTCATACCGATGACGCGGCCGGGCGACTCGCCCAGCGCGTAGTTGGCTGCGCGTAGTCGCTCGAAGTCCTCAAGTGACATCTCGTCGCAGGTGAGTAGCCCCGGCGGTGGTGGTCCCACCGGCCGCTCAGGTTGCGGCACAGGGGCGTTGGGGTCGACGCCCTCACGAGCGATCCGCTGGGGCATAGTGACCAGACCTGCGTGCTGCTCCATCTGGGCGGCCAGCAGGTGAGACTCCCGGGTCCACCCGCCGTGGATGGCGTGGTAGACGGCCGTGCCAGGGGGTGCGGCCAGCACGATGGACCCGAGTTTGGCGACTGGCAGCAGCCGGTCGTCGAAATCGGTGTCCTTGTCTAGCGATATGAGGTCGCGCTCGACCGCGTGCCAGTGCTGGCCGATGGCCCGGGTGAGCGCACCTATTCCCCCGCGGTCAGTTTCGAGTCGGCGAACCAGGCGTCGAACACGGCCTTGTATTCATCATCGCCGAGGCCGACGACGCGGAGTTGGATTTCCTTGGGAACCCCTGCCCAGTCCATCCACTCGAACGCTTGGAAGGTCTCGTCGAGTTGGTATAGCGCCCACCAGAATTGGCGGGTAGGTGGCGTGATCTCCGAGTACTTCGGGAACTGGACGACGTACCCGTCGCTGGTCGTGAATTCGAACAGGGCCGTGCCGTCGGGGTACGGAGAAGGTGCCCCCGCCGAAGCGGGGGCCTCCTTCGTCT